TTATTCACCTTTGCTCTCACTTAATGCCAACGGATTTAATCTAACAGCTTCATCTAAGTGGTCGGGTGCAAAGTGTGCATAGCGCATTGTCATTTTAATATCAGTATGGCCTAGTATTCTTTGCAGCACTAATATGTTACCACCGTTCATCATAAAATGTGATGCGAATGTATGGCGCAATACATGTGACATTTGACCGTCTGGCAATACTATTTTGGTTCTTTTTAATGCGGTGCGAAACGCTGAATAACAAGATGAGAATAAAGCCCCTATTGTCTTTTTTTCTGCAATTAAGTTATAGAGTTCTTCGCTTATTGGAACTGTTCTATTTCTATTACCCTTTGTATTTGTATAAGTGATTCGAAACTTACTAACGTTGCAACCTCTTAAAGACTCAGCTTCCGACCATCTCGCCCCTGTAGACAGACAAATTTTAACGACGGTTAATAAATGCTTGTTTGAGCTATTCACGCATTCTTTAAGTAACAAGTTAATTTCATCATGATCCAAAAAAGACATTTCAGCTTCTTCGGTTTTGAAAGGTCGGATGGATTCAACTGGGTTTTCGTGTTTCCATTCCCCTAGTCGCTTTAGCTCATTAAACATAGCCCTGAAATAAGCTAACTCTAAATTCATTGTACGTGGTGAAACTTTATCTAGACGTTCTGTCCGTCTAAGTTTTCCAGATATCCTTTTTTCACGATACGACGAAAACAATTTAGCGGTAAACTCAGTTGCTAAAGGCAAGCCCATACAATCAGACGCATAAATCATTGCTGATTTTCTCGTGTCACCATCATCAATAGTTACACCGTGTGAATTGTACCAAGTATCAATCAATTCAATTAACTTGCGCCTATCTTCCTTTTCACCTAACCACGGCTGGTTGTCAACATTATCCAAGATGTAACGTTCATAGGCTATCGCTTCACCTTTAGTGGTGAATGTTTTTCTAATTCGCTTACCCTTACCGTCCTTTTTACCTTCTGGGTAAAAGTCTAAACGCCAGCGTCCATCGGATTGTTTAGTTATTGACATTTATACCAGCAACGTTTGTTAACCAATCATTAAAATAATATTTTTTATGCCCTTCACTAGCCATCATTGTTTGGATTTTTCTGGCAGCAAAAGTTCGGAATTCATTTCTTGTGTGACAATAACCAGCAAAATATTCATCACCATAGCCATTCTTTTTATATTGAGTGATATCAACCGTTCTTTTTGTTTTGCCTGAATTTGATAAGTAAGTAAATGTTGTTGGTATAGCGGGGAATTCTGCAATTAAATTAATTTCTTTTGCTGCATACCGGACATCTTTTGCATATTCAAAAAGTTCGTGTAAATCTAATTTAAAATTCTTTTTGCAAAGGTCTTTAAAATCATATCGCGAAGCTCCAACGGTTATCGCTGTGATAATTTCTTTTTCAGCTATAAGGGATACTTCACCCGTTGTAGGGTCAGTTAACTCTAAATAAAATTCACCATTTTCATAGATATATAATCGTGTAAAGATCCCATATAACTTATTGGTTTCCCCTCTAACTCTAAATGATGCTGGCTTTGTTGTTCCCTGCCAGATGAGAGAGTTACCATTCTCCATGACATATGTCTTTATTAACTCCTCATATACCTCATCAACTGTGACAATTCTAGCTGGAGGTGCTACATCATTTGATTGAGTGATTATAGGTCTCTGAGAAAACTCTTTTACCGCCTCTTCTTCTATATCGCTTTTTATTCGAATTTGCTGTTCCTGTTTTTTTTCTTTCTTTTTTTTAGAAAAAAACCACCAACGTGATAAGCAAATAATTAAAGAGCCTGTCACAATCAACATGAATATTGAAACACCTTTATCTTTCTCATTTGGTGTTAAAGTAAGATTTAGTCCTGCTGCAAAAAACAAAACTAAAAATAATACTACTAGTATTTTTAGCGCAAATAAAATCTTACTCATATCAATAATCCTTTATCTTTTTGATAACTCGACCAAGAATTGTTAGAGCTATTAAGTCGCAATCAAAAGCCATGCCAACACCAGAGACGCGAACACGTTGCATAGGCATTCTAGTCAATTCTCTTATGCTAATTTTATCATCTATACGGACTAACCATTTACCGTCATATACCTCACCAAATTTACGGTCAACAATAAAATAATTTTGTCCATCTTGAACCATAATTGGCTCACTTGGAAATGGCACCCCCTGTTTAAAAAATGCTTTGTCAAATATGCCTATACCTGAGTCAAACTCTTCGCCATCAATTATTTTATATTTCTTTAAACGAAGTATATCCAATTCTTCATCATCAAACTTTTTACCATGACCAGTGGCGAGCCATTGCAAGCTAACGCCAGTTTCAGCCATGCATTGCACTACAAGATCAGCTGGAAATCCACCTCTACGATAACGTGAAGATAAAGAACTTGCTGCCATATTGAAATGTTGAGCTAGAGTAATTTTTGAGCTGAATCCATAAGCTTCAATAATTCTGTCTAGGACAGGCGTGCTGTCTGAATCCATCTGTAATTCAAAGGTAGCCATATTTAAATCCAATTCTCAAAATGCGCATTTATTTTGCAATAACGATTGACTATGTGCATATTGCACATTATTATTGTGCTAATTGAGAAATAAGCACAAATAGAATCAAATATACTGAATAGGAGATTTTGCCTTATGCGCCCAAACATTACAATAACCATTCCAGACCCATACGTTACAGTTAGCGAGTATTGCAAGCGTACTGGACTATCAGAAAGTTCAGTTCGTAATATGATTGCTGATGGACGTTTACCTGTTCGAAAAAAACACAAAGATTTAAAGCAAGGAACAGTGTTTATTAATCTTGCTGCAATCACTGTTGAATCATTGTCAGAGTGCAATATTTCGCTTCATGCCTAGTCATTATTCGCTTTAGGAGAATGAAAGCTATGTTTGATTATCAAGCATCCAAACAAGCAAAATTTGACGACGCTTGCCGTATGTTTGCGATTTCTCATAAAGGTGAATTAGCTCATATAGCAAAATCTATTGGTTTTAATTCACAAATGCTGCGCAATAAGTTGAATCCCGAGCAACCACACCGATTGACCTGTTCTGATTTAATCAAACTCACTGATATCACCGAAGATGCCTCTTTACTTGATGGTTTATTGGAACAACTACGGTGCCAACCCGCAATTCCCATCAATCAAGTCAATGAAATCAATATACCTACTTGTGTGCTATGTGCGACAGCAGAAGTGGGAAAATTAGCCAATGAAACAGTAACCGGCGGCCATTTTAATCATTTGCGGATAGCCAATTTTAAAAAATCGGTTAATACGGCTATTAAATGTTTAACGTTAGCCAGTGTCACTATTTCAACACGTTTACATATTCATCCTGTAATGGGGTCAACCGTTGATGTTTTGACCGGCGTGAGTGCGTCATTAATATGAAATGAGTACAACGGATAAATTAAGGAATATTATGAACAGATTACGACATCAAGAAAACCAATATCGTTTAACGGGAGAGTCTGTTAAATGTTATCGTTCTAATAATAAAAAAAAGAAATTAGGGTTAATAGATAAATTAATTCTTTTATTTGGCGTTTTATTTGTTTTTTATTTTATCACGATTGTTATCAAATCATGATAATGAGAAATAAAGAGTAATGAACTTCACCTTTAATTCATTCTATTAAAGCAATAAAAAATAATATGAGTGATATCAATAAAAAAGAAATGAGCACTTATTGGAATACGGGTTTATCAATAAACCAAAGGTTTGATGGTTTAATAAGATGCGCTCAATTAAGAACGGTTTATTTTAATAACGACCCTAATAATAAATGTCTTTCAGACTTTATTGAATATTTACGAAAACATAATAAACGCTTCGTTAATTTGATTTTTTATTTAGCTAATATTGATAATAAAAAACATCATTTAAAATTTGATAATCAAGAGAAACAGGCAATTATTTATGCGATATTTCAATTACAGGCATTGGTTGGATTAATACCCAAAAATATCGTCATCCCCCTTTAAATATAATTGATTGATTTAATGACGCCAACGTCAGGGAATTCTTTTACCTAAAAAATCACCTAAAAAATGCACGATAAAAGTGCATTTTGGGAGTTAACTCGATGATAAATGCTATGCGATTGAATTTAATTATCTCAAAATTAATTCAGGAATTCCAATTTAAAGAACAAAATGGGTATTTACGGCAAGGTATCTGCCCAGATTGCAAAAAAAAGGAATTATTTACCGCCATTGAAAAACCTTTTGTACTCAAATGTGGTCGTGAAAATAAATGTGGTGCCGAAATTATTGTTAAAGAAATCTATCCGGATATTTTCGATAACTGGTCAGCGTACCATCCTAAAACACAACAAGCCCCAAATGCCGCGGCGGATGCCTATTTGCAACAGGCTAGAGGATTGGATATCGCGCCATTAAAAGGGTTATATATTGAATCCAGTTATCACGCTAAAGGGTTGGGTTCGGCAACCGTAAAATTCGCCCTACCTAATGGCGCTTACTGGGAACGTATTATCGATAACCCACAACGATTTGACCGCAAAGCCAATTTCTTTGGGGCTTATAAAGGGCAGTGGTGGAGTTTACCACAACAGGATTTAACAAAAGCAACCGAAATTTGGCTAACAGAAGGGATTTTTGATGCGATTAGTCTTGCTCAAAATGGGTTATATGCGGTTTCTCTGATGAGTTGTCATAATTACCCAGAACATGCCTTAGCCCAGCTTAAAATTGCGCTGGGTGAAAATAAAAAACCGGTATTAATCTGGGCACTTGATAATGGAAAGGCGGGTGAAAAGGCAATAAAAAAATTTGTCTCACGTAGTCGCGACGAAGGATGGTTAGCAACGGCGGCACGACCAGGGGATGTGGATGACCAGCATGATTGGAATGATTTGCATATTAAAGGGCGATTGACAAAAGACAATATCGCGCGTTATCGCTATTACGGTAAGTTATTATTAACGCATACGGCTTTTGATCGTGCCAGATTGATGTTTCAGTGGACGGAGCGAACAGAGTTTGATTTCCGGCATGACAATCGTCTGTACTGGTTTAAGCTCGATATTGACAAAATGATGAAAGCCGTTGAACGTATAAAGGAAGCTGAACCAACATTGCATGACGATGAGAGTCGGGAAAAAGCCGTTAAAGAATCAGGCATTGTTATTGAAATTGCTAATTGTTATCCAACACCGCTTTATTTTCAAAAGTCGGTTGAAACCGATGAATCCTGGTATTACATCGACGTAGCGTTTCCACACCAGCAGCACAACGTAAAAGCGACATTTACCGCAACACAATTAACTAGCAGCAGTGAATTCAAAAAACGCTTATTGCATATTGCTAAAGGGGCTATGTACACCGGCAGTACACAACAGCTTGATAAAATCCTAAAACGCACTTTACCAACAATTAAAGAGGTCAAGACTCAAAACTATGTCGGTTATAACAAACGCTATGATGCCTATATTTTTAATCAGGTTGCGATCCAAAACGGTAAAGTGTACTCCCTTAATCAAGAAGATTATTTTTCACTAGAAAAATTAGATATCAAAACTCTAGCTTCACAACCTGCTTTACAGTTTAATCTTAATTTCAATGAATTTACCACAGATTGGATTGATGATTTGTGGCTGGCATTTGGTGTCAAAGGTTATACAGTGCTAGCCTTCTGGCTGGGTGCCTTATTTGCTGAACAAATCCGTGACCACTTACAGACCTATCCCTTCTTGGAAATTTTCGGGGAACCGGGTAGTGGAAAAAGTACTTTACTGGAATTTATGTGGCGCCTTTTTGGCCGTGAAAATTATGAAGGGTTTGATCCCTCGAAATCAACCGCAGCCGGACGCGCTCGTAGCTTTGCACAAGTCAGCAATCTTCCCGTTTGTTTGATTGAAAGTGATCGTAACCAAAATAATGCTAAATTACGTGCCTTTGACTGGAATGAATTAAAAAATATCTATGATAGTGGACTATTGCGTAGCGTAGGGCGAAAAGGCGGAAGTAACGATACCGAAGAACTGATATTTAGAGGCGCTATCGTTATTGGTCAAAATGCACCTATTATGACTGAGGATACGGCCATTCCAGAACGGTTGATCCATTTATCAACGGATAAGCGTCACCATTCTCAAGTGACTAAAGAAGCAGCAACAAGACTTGAGCGCTATCCAATTAATACGGTATCCGGTTTTGTACCTAAAGTGTTAATGCAAGGCGATAAAATATTCCAGACAGCTTGTGAACGTTACGAAGAGATTGAGAAAATTTTGTATGCGGATCCCGCAATTCATCACACTCGCATTGCCCGTAACCACGCCCAGATGATTGCTTTTTTAGAAATGTTGCCACAGGTGATTTCTGTTTCATCGCAGCGCATTGAAGAAACGAGGGCTTTTATTGTTAATTTAGCCAAAGAGCGTGTCAAAGCGGTACACGATGATCCGGATGATATTAACGAATTTTGGGCGATGTTTGATTATTTGGATACTGAAGATATTTACGGGGTAAACCATAGCGCAAAAGAGAATGAATTTGCCATCAATTTTAACCAGCTCATCCAGATTGCCAGTGAAAAACGTCAGCCTTTTGGTGATATCGTTAACATTAAACGGCGGTTAAAGTTAGGGAAAAAACGGCACTTTATTCGAACTAAAAGTATACGCAGTCGTGTTAATGCTGCCTACAATGCCGCTTTACCCAAGGCGAGCACACTAAAAAAACCGGACGTGTTAGAATGCTGGATATTTGAAAAAAAATAATTCAATCTCGGTTTGCTATGTTATGCCTTAACAAACGTTAAGGTTTTTTTGTTTTTATCACATCATCTTGAGTGCCATCACCCAAACTAAAAATAGACACAAAGGCAGAGATAGAACACAAGTTATCTCGGATACATAAATAACCTGAGTTCGGGATAAGAAATATAAAATTTTTTATTGTATATTCAATTACTTAAATTAAAATTATTACATAAAACAGTGCTGAATTTTGGCTTTTTTCATGATTTTAGCAAAGAAAATAGCTTATTTTTTAACCTACAACCAACTAAAAATATTTCCTTTTTTTATCATTTTATTGATTTTAAAAGGTTTTTATTGATAAATGAGCTATTTTTGTTTTCTCATAACTACCGCTTATCCCGAACTCAGGTTAAATAATACATAAATATAATAATAAACTAATATTTATGGTTATTATTTGATCAATATAAATATCTTCCACAATTTTTGGGTATACCTCGGAAAACCCTTACATTCCTTATAAATTAAAAATTATGATATTAGTTTATGATTTTAAAGGAAAATAATTAAAGTGGAAAGTCTTACAAAACCCTTACAAAATCCTTACATGTAAGACTTACAACTCCTTACAACTTTAAAAGCTATCTTATTGATTTTATTATATGTAAGGATGATGTAAGATTTTGTAAGGGTTTTTTCCTTACATAAGAATCCATTATTTTCAAGGGCTTATAGGCTGTTTTTTGCTGTGTAAGGCATGTAAGGATTTTCCGAAACATACCCCCATCCCTAAAGAATTTTCTTTTTTTAAACTCACAAAAATTTAACAATAGGACAAGGATAGTATTTTTTATCTCAGTAAAATTTTATTGATGAGAAAATAGTCATTAATTCATTGATTTTATGTATATTTTATTATTAATCGCTCAGAATAGGGTGTTTTCGGGGTGCTCCAGTTAAAGGAAAATGTAAACTATGAACGATTTATTCAATATCGTTGTGACTTTGGAGCGCATCAATACACTATCTAAACTGGCAACAGACCCAAAAATAGACAATCAACATGAGCGAGAAATTATTCTCGATATGATTATGGAATTATCTGAGGAGGTTAAACAATCGTTAATAACGCTTTCTGAAAAAAGCTAAATCAACTGTTAGTAGTTATTAAGTTCGAATAATATTGTAAGGAGTACCTCGGAAAAATTTATTTTCCAGATTGAAAGGAAATATTGACGAGGTGTTTAACAGGGTTAAAATTTCAAGCGGCTCTCGTTTTAATAATTTAACGGCTGGAGTAACGCACAGTTTGTTTTGGCACTGGGGCTTAAAGTATGGCTAAAGATTAAATTCAGAACAAAGGTATGACCGCATTCCACATCAGTACAGGCACAATACAGGTCGGAAATTTCATGATGTTTTCTATTTGATTTACGAATGATCGCTTTTTGGCTACAAATTGGACAGAATATGGTTAATACTCGCACGTGCAAGCCCTCCGATTGATGTAACGCTTTAATTTTACACCATTTTTAACTATTCATCATTTTTATTGTCAGATTTTTGATTAAAAATCAGCTTTAGCCCTTCATTTTTGCCGATTTCAGGATTAATCGCATGCATAAACAGGTTTTGAACCGGGATGACTTCATCTTTTCGGTAGGCTTCACGCGCTTTGATGGGGTCACCCAGTCCCCCCACATTACCGGGGATAATGCCCGCTAAACCTGCGGGGAAACGATGGGCGGTTAACACATCCTGGGCACTAATGCTTTTCACGTTACTAAATTCATCCTGCGCCGAAATATCCCCTACGGGAATAAACTTGATGCCATCGGGGTCACCGTTAGGCACGCTGACAAACATGGTTGAAAAATTTCCAATTCCTTTGCTGTGTTCGAGGTTGCTAATGATTTCCGCTTCCACTTCATCCGTCATGTTCGGGTCATTACAGTAAATCATCCCGCCCGTGTGGGCGCCGTTATGGTAATAGCGCCGGCGAAATATAGTCGCTTCGCTATTGAGTAACGCTGCATGGATCCCCCCGATATAATCCGGAATACCGTAAACCTGCTGTTGTGGGTCGTATTGTTTGAGATAAATAATGTCTTCAGGGGAATAAACCAGAGGCTCACCGTCCTGTAAAATCACAAAATCGCCGTCTTTTCGGCGCCGCAAGTAAAGCGAGGGCAAGACTTCTAGCGCTAAAACATCCCCCCAACCGTTACGCACTTTTAATAGCGCCACATCCCCAAACAGGAAATAGCTAAATACCGCCGCTTTAAGCTGTTCATGGGTTAAACCGCCCCCCATATAATCACTGACTACCATATTATGGCGGGCATAGAGTACGCCGCCATGCTGACCATTCAAATTCACCAGTTCGGCAAGGGCTTGTCGGTCAATGGGCAACGTCCAGTGATCGAACGCATTGTCATACCCAACATTTTGATAATCGGTATGCGTGGTTAAAATGGGTTCTGGCTTACCCAACGTGATACTAAACCCTTTTTTGGCTGCTTTTGCTGTTTGCAGCCTGTTTTTGCGTGAATTCCATTGCTTTTTCATTATGACGCCTTGGCAAAGTGATAGGTTGATTTGCGTTTTTTATCGGTATTCAAGGGCTCTTTAATCACCGCATGGGAGGTTGCCCAAAAAACGTCTGCATGACCGGTTTCCTGGGTTCTATCCGCCACAAACGTCATGGCGCTGCCTTTACCCGTTGTGGTGTGTCGAATACATAAAAAAGAGGCGGGTATTTCTTTTTGTTCCACATCCCACTCAATCCGTTCTTCATCAACGATATCGATCATTTTCATCACTAACTGGGTTTTCATTGATAAGCTGTAAAGGATAGGTTGTGTGATGCGAGGAGCAAAATCCTGCACCATTTCATAGACGGATTGACCAATCCCGGTGGTATCAATACCAATATGGGTGAAACGATATTTTTTCGTTAAATCTTCAATCAGTTTGGCTTGATGACGCCAGCTAAACCCCTGCCAATAAAAAGTGGCTAATATTCGAAACACTTCAGGTGCCATCATGGGTGGTGCAACAATGACAAAGGTGGAGGTATCACCAGAGCGCGCAGGATCATAACCGCCCCAGACTTCACGCTCGCCAAAGGGTCTTGGGGCTTTCGGGTTATGGTCTTCCCATAAGTTCACATCAACCCCACATTTTTGCAGTGTGTCATATTTAAAAACAGAAGCGCCATGCTCAATAAAAATACACATATATAGCATCTTAAAGGTGTCAGGGTTATATCGTTGCCGTAGCTTATCGATTGACGCCAGATTAAAGCCGCCTTTTATCGCATCTTCAAGCGTAATAACATAACGCCATTGACCATCTGGACACACGCGCCCCCCGTCGCGCATGTCATCAACGGAAGGAAACGTTATATTTTTACGCTTTGGATCCTGACCGCGCCATTCGTCACCTGTCCAGAATGGATAACCCCCATGTGTTTTTGAACTGGGGGTTGATAAATAGGTTGTGCGCCATTTGTCATGGGTTGCCATGGCGGAGGCGACATCATTCAACCGTTTGAAATCCGGTACCCAGAGGTATTCATCACAATACAAATGACCACTATAGGATTGTGCGGTGTTTTTGTTTGTGGAGAGAAACCGTAATTCAGCGCCATTGCTTAACCGGATCGGATTACCGGTTAGGGTTACCCCAAAAAACTTTTCGGCAATATTCACGATATAAGCGCGAAAAACTTCCGCCTGTGGGCGTGATGCGGATAAAAATATTTGTGGATCGGCTGTCAAACAGGCATTTTCAAACGCTTCATAAGCAAAATACCAGGTTGCGCCAATTTGGCGACTTTTTAAAATATTACGAACCGCCTGGGTCATGTTGATGCGCAGGTGTTTTTGATACGCAAATAGCCTTTCATCCGCAAATTGCTGGAAGTCTTCAGCAGTAATGCGGGAAATGTCATTTTTACGATAACGCTTTTTCTTTTTTGGTTTTTCTTCATCTTCAACCATCTCATCGCCATAACCTTGCCTGTCATTTGACTGGGGTTTGAGCGCCACCATTTTTTCAGTATGTTTGTTGGCTTGTGCCATCAACTTAACATGATGTGCAATGAGGCGATCGAGTTCGTCCTGTTCGAGTTCAGTTTTCTTATCACGACCGGTTAAAAGTACAATTCGACGATTGATTGCCTCAATAACGGTTTCATGGCTGAGCATCTCGGCCCAGTGCCATTTTTGCGCCCAATAATAAACGATCCGCCGATTGGGTAGCGCTAATTCCGCGGCGATTTCCGCCGGCGTGTAGTGTCGCAAATAAAGGGATTTGGCGACTTCAATTTTTGCATCGTGATATTTAGCCATAGCAGGCATTGTGCCTCGATGCGTTGCTGCTGGCATTAAGTCGCTTTCGGCAACGCCGTGATAGCCGAATTGAACTTCTCGCCAGTGAAAAAAATGTGGGCAATACTGAGTAGACCGAAACGAACGGAAGCAAATTAACCCAAGGATGGGAACAACATATCAATGTCGCAATTAAGAACTACATGGCTATGTATCGCGACAGAGGGTGACACCATTGATGGTCGGGTTATTGAAAGACAAGACCTGTTAGATGTCGCCGAATTATATGATCACCAATTATATGCGGCGATGATTTGGCCTGAACATAACCACGATGCGGAGCCCATGGGCGAAGTCCTTGAAGTCATGCTGGAAGAAAATGCGCGTGGTGAATTACAGCTACTCGCAATACTGCGGCCCTTTGTCAATTTATTAATGGCCAATGCAGCGGATAACTATTTATTCACTTCGATTGAATTAACCCCTGATGGCAATTTTAGAGGGACAGGTAAGTCTTATCTGCAAGGACTGGGCGTAACGAATGAGCCGGCCAGTGTCGGCACTACCCGGCTCCATTTCAGCCGGAAAAAACCAAAGGACAAGGACATGTCAACAAAGTCTAAAAAATCAAACTGGCGTAAGCTTTTTAATATTGCCGAGCCCGAATCCCCTATCGAAAAAGAAGTCGACGGTGACAAATTGCAGCAGCTAGCTCAGGCACTCGCCGAGGCTGAAGAGGAAATTCAGCGTTTAAAATCGCAGCTGGCATCAACACAGCAAGATGTTGAAGACGTACAAGAAGAGGTCGACACGGTAAAAGAAGTGGTTGACACCGAAGAGTTTGCCCGTTTACGCGATAACCTACCGCAAATCGTTAAAAACTTTGGAAAGTTGGACGAAAAAATTACGCGTTTACCTAAACTCAATCCGGCGAACAATACAAAAGAAAAGGGTTTTAAATTTCTTTAATCGGCTCGTCATCTAGGAGAGGGATTTCCATGTTTTTAAACCAAAGAGCCGAGGAATGGCTCAATCATTACGAAAGTGGTTTGGCGAAAGCGTATAACGTCACTAACCCATCGCGTTATTTTAAATTATCGGATCCAAAAGAAACGGCTTTGCGTTCAGCATTGCTTGAATCGGTTGAATTATTGAGCATGATCACCTGTGCTGACGTTGACCAGTTGCAGGGGCAAGTGGTTGCGGTCGGTAATCCCGGTTTATTCACCGGTCGCAATAAAGACGGTCGTTTTATTCGTAAAACATTGGTGGACGGCAACGAGTACAAACTGGCTGAAACAGACTCCGGCGCCGCATTACCCTGGAGCCTGTTATCCGTATGGGCGAATGCGGGGACGGAAAATGAGTTTTTCCAGCGTATGCAAGCCTTTACCAATGAATCATTTGCGCTTGATATGCTGCGCATTGGTTTTAATGGTAAAAAAGTTGCCGATACCACTAAACCCGAAGAGAATCCAAACGGTGAAGACGTCAATATCGGTTGGCATCAAATCGCTAAAGATTGGAATCGCGGTAAGCAGGTTATCACTAAACCGGTCATATTAGATGATAAAGGGGATTTCCGATCGTTAGACGCCATGGCATCCGATTTGATTAATACTTCTATTCCTCAGCAGTTCCGTACGGATCCGCGCTTGGTCGTGCTGGTTGGGGCGGATTTGGTTGCCGCCGAACAATATCGCTTATATCAGGCCGCTGACCGACCGACAGAGAAAATCGCCGCGCAAATGCTGGCGGATACCATCGCTGGCCGTAAAGCCCTTGTGCCCCCTTTTATGCCGGGAAAAAGGATGGTGGTAACCATGCTGTCAAATCTGCATATCTACACCCAACGCAATACGCGCCAGCGTAAAGCCGAATTTGTCGAAGACCGTAAGCAGTATGAGAATAAATATCTGCGCAATGAAGGCTACGCGCTGGAATTTCCTGAGTTATATGCTGCTTATGATGAAGGCGCGGTTACCATCGGTAAAATTACCGAGCCCGCCGAAAAAGTCGGGGGATAAGCCATGCTATCCCCTGCTCAGCGCCATCGTGCCGAAGTTGAACTGCGCCAAAAGCTAGAACGGCAACAAGCTGTCTCTATCGCTGATGGTGCCAGTATGCACTTACAAGCGCGAGCGATTGAGCGGGATGTCAAACGATTACGAGCCCAACCGACAACCGCCGACAGAGTGGAAATGAAAAGGCGAGAATTACTGCCCACTTACCTTCCCACCGCTGAACGTTATTTGTCAGAGGGGGAAGTCTATCGAAACCCCATTTTTGCTTATTGCGTCATTTGGCTCTTTGATGTGGGGGATTTCGATAAAGGATTGGATTGGGCAGAGATTGCCATTGAGCAAGGACAGCTCACCCCCGATAACTTCCGTAGTCATTTCGCCGCGTTTGTGGCGGATACGATATTAGCCTGGGCGTATACGGAACAGGAAGCGGGAAACGGCATCGAGCCTTATTTTTCACGCACCTTTAAAAATGTCACTGAAAAATGGCGGGTACACGAAAAAATCCGAGCAAAATACTACAAATTTGCCGCATTGAACTTGCTAAGTCATGATCGCAATGTGGAAGCCAAAGCCAGTGCGATGGATTGTGTTGAAACGCTTGAAAAAGCCGCCGACTATCTGGCGCGCGCCAGAGCGCTTAATCCTAAAGTGGGGGTTGATACGCAGCTAAAACGCATCGCCATGCGCCTTCGTGCGCTAAAAACAGCATAAAAAGACTACCGCCAGCCAAACGGGCGCGGTGGAGGCAATGCCATTGATTGCAATTGGCCAGGGAAGCCGGACAGCCCGTTTTTTTTACAAGGAGCGTTATGTTTAACGGCAACGAGTTAAATTACCAGCATAATCCGATTATTAATGAGGGTTTTTGGCCGGATTTGAATTTGGAAGACTTTCAAAAACAACGGCAGGTACCGGTGGATTTAGACAACGATTTGCTTACGGATGCGCTATTAGCCAGTGTTGCCGAAATTAATTTGTCGCTCGCTTCACTGAAACGCCAGTTATTGGCGAAAGGCTATAAAACGTCATATGAAGTGACAGGTGCGAGCGCCAACGGTCAAAATGCGCTCAGCGCACAGTATAAAAAAGCCGTCTATGCCCGAGCCAAAGCGGATTTAATCGGCGAATACACCGCAATGGTCAGCCGTGCGCCTCATCCACAACAGGAAAGCCCCGAAGTTCGACGTCGATTACTCGCTGAGGCGGCTGTGGTGATCCGCAACATGAAAGGTTTAAAACGTGTCACGGTGGCAATGCTATGAGCAAATTACAATGCCTGACCCAATTTTTAAAAGCAAATTTGCCCGAGCGGGTTTGGAAAACCGAATTTACCAGCGAAATGGACGAAATACAGTTTATTCCGGCGCAAAAAGAGGTCGGCTTAGATCAGTATCAAATGCTGATACAGAAATTTGAAGCCGTAATTGCCTGGGGGCGTTTCCCTTACCGTGAGCTTGACCCACGTTATATCCCTTTATTGATTAATGCCTGGTTAGCTGAACAGGATAATGTGTTAGGGGAGAGTAATCTTGAGCAGGAGCCGCCCTCAATGACGGTTGATGTGGATGGAGAAACCGCCGTTGTCGTTGTGACACTTTCACTGGCTGAGCCCATCGTCATGAAAGAAGATACCTTGGGCATTATCCCTTTTGAGGGTAAAAAATGGTCGATTGTTGATCCGCAGATAGGATTTGCTGAACACGCTGACATTTATCGTGATGTGAAAGATGATAATTAATGGGCAACTGAATAAAAAACAGTTTAAAGACATGCAGCAAGCCTTAAACGGTTTGGCATTACCGCCTAAAAAACGCCAACGTTTTTTATGGCGAATGGCAAAATATGGGGTGATTGCGGCCGCAAAGCGCAACGTTAGAAACCAGCAACGCCCGAATGGCACCGCCTGGCCAGCACGCCAAAGTCAGTATAAAAAAAAGATGCTGCGAAACCTGCCAAAACTGTTGCATATCAAAGAAATGCCACAGATTGATGCGGTGAGAATTTATTTACAAGGCGGTCAATACCGTAACGGAACAAAACCCGTTCCCGCCGGTGTGGTCGGATTTGCGCAACAGCATGGGATGCACGTCACGGTTCGGCGACAACAGCTAGACAGTCAACAACGCCGTGATCCGAGCCGTTTAGCAACCCATAAACAGGCCAAAAAATTACGGGAATTTGGCTATCAGGTCAAACGCGGCAAACGGTGGCGGAAACCGACAGTAAAACAGATAACGGAAACCCTGTCTTTTTATCAGGCTGGCTTACTTATTAAAAAGTTAAGCGGTAAAACGGCAAAAAAGAGTTGGACTATCGATGTTCCTGCCCGTGCTTTTTTAGGGATGAGTGATCGTGATTTTAAAAAGGCACTCGCCAGGCAGTTACAAGGGATTGGATTTGGCGCGGATGTCAACGCACAGGATATTAAATAAAAGGATTTAACCATGTGGCCACACGTTCAAGTTAATCAGGTTGACCAGCGTCAAGGCGAAAGCAAAGAAATTGAGCGCGTCTTGCTGTTCGTGGGTAAAGGGAAAAACGCGATGGGTGAAACGCGACCTATCAATACCCAAACGGATTTAGACGCCTTATTGGGAGCAGAAGCGAACCCGTTAAAATCGAATATCAAAGCCGCCATGGCGAATGCTGGCCAGAACTGGTTTGCTTACGTTCATGTCTTACCCGAAAATGCAGCGGATACCGCTTTTGTTGATGCGGTTTTAACCGCACAATCCGTTGCCAGTGTTGAGGGTTATGTCTATATCGGTGAAACCAGCAAGGCGACTATCAAAGCGGCACAAACCCTCCGCGCCACTTTACTTGCCAAGTTTGGCCGTTGGACGTGGGGCATGCTTTCGGTTGTGGGACTGCAAGAGGCGGAAACCTGGCAAAAGGCCTTAACCCGCTTAAGTGTTTTGCAAAAAGGCGAAACCGAAGCGTCAATTCAATTGGTCCCGGTGTTATGGGGTAACGAAGCCGGCGTATTAGCGGGGCGTTTATGTCATCAATCCGTCACCATTGCCGATAGTCCTGCCCGTGTGCAAACAGGGGCATTGATTGACCTTGGTCGCAGTGATTTCCCTAAGGACAGTGAAGGCGTGAACATTGATTTGGCCACGCTTCAGGCACTGGAAAAAATGCGTTTTAGTGTTCCCATGTGGTATCCCGACTATGACGGACTTTATTGGTCGGAGGGGCGAACGCTCAGTGTTGAAGGCGGTGATTTTCAAGCTATCGAAAATCTGCGTATTGTCGATAAGGTGGCGCGGCGGGTGCGATTACAGGCTATCGCAAAAATCGGTGATAGGAGCCTAAATAGCACACCAAACAGTATCGAAAGTCATAAATCTTATTTTTCACGCACGATGCGCGAAATGGCACGTAGCACTGAAATTAACGGCGTGACATTCCCCGGTGAATGTCAACCACCGCAAGAAGGGGATGTTGCGATTGTTTGGAAAACAAAAAACACGGTGGACATTTATATCACCGTACGCACCTATGCGTGCCCGAAAGGCATTACGGTCAGTATTTTACTGGATGCCAAGCTGGAGGCTAACCAATGAGTCAACGTTTATCCGGTCAAAGTTTTGACGTCAATATTGACGGCGATTTAATTCACGTCGAAAAAGTGAACTTATCGATTACCGATAACACCGCCGCCGCGCAAACACGCGGCATGCCTGACGGTTTTGTTTCCGGTGATGTGAGCGCCGAAGGGGAATTGGAAATTACCGCCAAGTACTTTACCATCATGACCGCGAAAGCGCGCGCGGCAGGATCATGGCGAGGGATCAAACCGCAGGATTTTCTTTGGTATGCCAAGGCGGGTAATGAAGAAATGAAAGTGGAGGCGTTTGGCTGCAAATTGATTGTCAGCGATATTTTAGATATTGACCCCAAAGGCGGTACCGTCACGACCCACAAAATCAAGTTTTTGGTCACCAGCCCGGATTTTGTGCGGATTAATGGCATCCCCTATTTAGAATCAGCATTAACAAAAACCCTGATTGGATAAGGCATATTGTTCATGGAAGAGCAAGAAAAGACATTTATCACCCTGGTTCTTATCGGCGCGTTAATTGGTATCGGACAAATGTTAACAAACGCCGAGCCGGTCACGATTAAGTTATTTATGGGTCGGGTGATTTTAGGCTCGGCAACCTCGGTGGCGGCAGGCGCCATGTTAATCTGGATCCCTGACCTTTCACCCCTGGCGCTGACCGGATTGGCTTCGGCTCTCGGCATCGCTGGCTATCAAACGATTGAATTATCGCTTAAAAAACGCACCAGCAGATGGTTAAAAGGGAAGTTTAAGCCATGAAAGGGATAAGAGGCATTCGAAACAATAACCCCGGCAATATTGATTACCACCCAAAGAATCAATGGCTAGGCCAATTGCCTTTTGATAGTCGCATCGAACCGCGTTTTTGCCGTTTCATTCTGCCTGAATATGGTGTGAGAGCGTTAATGAAGTTACTGCAAAATTATCATCTTTCTGGGTTTAATACGATCGAAAAAATAATCCATCGTTGGGCACCTTCCGTCGAGAATGAAACCGCGATTTATATTCATCGGGTCGCTGACGCGCTAAAGGTAAAACCCACCGAGACGATCGATCCCTTTGATAAAAACACGGTCATCGAACTGGCTAAAGCGATCATTTTTCATGAAAACGGGCAACAGCCCTACGAACAAACGCTATTTGAAAAGGCGTTTGCAACGCTATGACAAAACCCCTCGCGCTGATTATCACATTATTAGCCTGTGCCTTCTGGGCGGGTTGGAAAGTCAACGGGTTTTATCACGATAGCCTGGCGCTCACCGCCAAGAAAACCGCGGATAAAACCCGGGTTGAGTTAGAAACGATATCGCGCCAAGCCGCGGCAAAGTTAGAAGAAAAATTGGAGGGGATCACCCATGCTGCCCCCAGAGAAATACGCACTGAAATTATTAAGCCTGTCTTTACTCACGGTTGTGTTAGTGATGATTTTGTCAGGATGTATAACGAAACCGCCCGCAATATCGAACGCGAGCTATCAGGAAAATCTGCTAAAAAAATGCGCATCGGTGTTGCCACCCCTGACAGGAAAAACCGGTCGTGATTTATCCATCACATTAACCGATTTAGCCATGATGTACGGCCAATGTGCCGCCCGACATAACCAATTATCGGACGAAATTAATCAAAGAAGGGATTTATCGCATGAGCAAAAAAATAATTACGTTAACTATCAATGAAAAAGACATCCGCTTTGAGCCCAATATCACGGCTTACAATAGCATGATCAATGATATGTCGATGGATAACAAAATCGCCCCTATCACCACCTATCTAAAACGGATAGTTTGTGCAGAGAGCAAAGAATATCTTGATGAATTACTCACGCTACCGGGTACCGCCGCGCAAATTGTTGATAATGTCAATAAAGCGTATGCGCCCAGGCTGGAAATTAGCATAAAAAACTGACTCACCGTGTTCGTGCGATTGAAAAGAATCCGCTGCAACAGTTCCGCATACTGCGGCAGCGGTATTTGCCACATGAAGCGGACACGGAGGAAAATCTCGCGGCGGCAATCTGGTTAGACAATCGCTATTCAGAAAACATGCGGATTGCCATTGCAAATGGCATTGCACTTGCCTTTAAAGGTGGCTCATGAGCGAACTTGATTTTACCCTCAGCCTTATTGACAACATCACTAAACCCATTCGGAAGCTGCAATCTGTCGTCGCTAACTTTGCTCATGATAGTCAAGTCGCTTTTGGAAAAATGGCGATTGGCGGTGCGGGACTGGTGGGGGCTTTTTGGTCGGTAAAAAGCATTCTTGACCCCGCTATCGAAATGAATCAGGCCATGATGTCTGCGAGTTTACAAGGTATCGATAGCGGCGTGATGGATAAAATCGCCAAAGATGCCCTTAAATTTGCGGCGCAATACGGTAAATCATCTATCGATTTTGTGAATTCCACCACCGCAATCAGCAAAGCCATTAATCATGTGAACCAACAGGATTTACCGCAATTAACCCGTATTACCAACACCACCGCCGCGGCACTGAAAAGCACGCCAGAGGAAGCCACCCAGTATATGGGGCAAATGTTTAACCAGTTCGAATCCTATGCCAATCAGGTGGGTCAGGTGCAGTTTGCAGAATTACTGGCGGGTAAAGCCGTGACGATGTCAAAAACCTTCGGTATCTCTATGGCCGAAATGGCCAGTCTGATGGAAGGCGCAAGAAATGCGGGGACACAATTCGGTGTGGGGATTGACGAACAATTAGCGGTATTGGGCGAATTACAACGAACATTAGGCGGTGAATCCGCGGGGGCTTATGAGTCATTTATGAAGACCGCGGCGGCGGGCGCTAAAAAGTTAGGGCTCTCTTTCGTCAATGCCACGGGCCAAATGCGCTCAATGCCTGAAATGTTGGATAAGCTTCAAGCCAAATATGGCAGCAGTATTGAAGGGAACGTAAAAGCCCAACAAGAAATTGAAGCCGCTTTCGGTGATGCTGCCGTGGTCGTCAAACAGCTTTATGGCAATGTCGATATATTGCGTAAAAATATCGGGTTTTTAGGTGCCAGTGATGGCCTAAAACGTACCGCTGAGCAAGCGGCGAAACAAACCCTCCCTTGGGAACGATTACGGGCAATCTGGAAATCTATCCGAATTGCCGTCGGCATGACCTTGTTACCGGTTATTAACCCATTCATTGATAAATTGGCCGAAGGGGGGCAAACCCTTGTGCGCTGGTTTACCTTGTTTCCTAATATCGCACGGTGGGTGGGTTATCTCACCCTGGGTACACTCGGGTTCGCTACCGCGGGGGCGGCAGCAAATATCGTGATGGGAATAGCGCGTCTTATGATGACGGGCTTAACAGTCACCATGAGCCTGTTTACCGGGGTATTAAAAATAGGGACGGCGTTTGTCTGGCTTTACCGAGGAGCGATTTTAGCATGGAATAGTGCGCTAAAACTGATCAGGGGAACACTGCTGGCAGTACGCATTGCGGCCATGGTCGCGGGGATTAGTTTTTCATTTATGAGCTGGCCAGTATTGTTAGTGGTTGGGGCAATTGCGTTGCTTGCCTACGGTATCACTAAATTGATTGAACATTGGGATGCCATTAAAGCCGCGGTCATGAATACCACCGCCTTTAACGTGGTCTCAATGGCTATTCGTGCTGTCGGCGAAGCCTTTGACCAAGCATTGGAATTCATCCTTGAAGGATGGAAAAAGTTAACCACCTGGTTTGATAATTTTTCTTTTATTGATTCATTCGCTGCCATGGCAAACGGGATCACCGATATTTTTACGGGCGTGTGGACATGGCTAAAAGCATCATTCATCGATGTTTACAACGGGATCGTTGACGTGCTTAATATCCTGCCCGGGGTCAACATTGAAACCAACGCGACCGGAACAGCGGTTGGCTCTTCTACCCCTGCTGATGCAGGAAGTTTATTAATGGGTAGCCAATTAAACGATGTCGAAAAAGGCGGCATTAGTCGGCAAATCAGCCATAACCGAACGCAAAGCGTTGATAACAGCAAGCGTTTTGATAACGTCAATATCCATGTGACAAACGGAATGTCACCAACGGATTTAGCGGAATGGACGCGGCTAGAAAATGGATGATTTACGCTATATTGATTTATTAATTACCGACCGAAATTTTACTTTGAATGCCGGTGATGAACCGGCGTTGTGTCATAACCGGGTGTCAATCACGCAAGATGTGGCACACCGCATCATTGAAAGTGGACTCGCGACACAATTAGTGGCCGAGCGAAGTCCGACAATCCGCGCTGATATTCATACTCAAATGGAAATTCTGGTCGAAAGTGACGAGCGGCTCATTCCGGGTAGCGTGGTGATTGACGAAGAAAGCCCAAAACGATTGTGGGTGACGGCCGATACGGTCGATTTTGGCCGTATCAATTTGAGCGTGAATGATGGACAGTAGAAACAGACCCACAATCGATTATGAGCAAGTATTACGGGAGAGCGGGATGCCGGTTTCTGAAGCGGAAATTAGCGACCAGTTCGCCACCCTTGTTCACGATGAAGGACTCATTACGAATACATCCACGATGTCGCCATTTTGGCGCTTGATTAATACCCTCGTCACACGCCCTGTTCGATGGCTCAATGAAGCATTAATTCATGTTACCTTGAAAAACATGTATCTGGCGACCGCATCCGGTCACTTGCTCGATATGTTTGCATGGGGTGTCAATTTAGCCAGAAAACCGGCTACCGAGGCTAAAGGGCTGATCCGTTTTTATCGTTCGGCAGAGGCAGGCGCTGTCACTGTGGCAGCGGGTACCCTCATTCAGACTGAACGCATTAACGGCACCATTTACCGGGTGAAAACAGTAGAAACAAAAACCATTGATACCGCCAGCGTGTTAGTGCCGGTTATCGCAGAAAGTGCGGGCGGGGCTTATAACCTTGCCCCTGGCTATTTCCGTATTTTGCCCGTCGCCATTACGGGCATTGATCGCGTTCAAAATGAAGACAATTGGCTATTAATACCGGGTGCCAATGCAGAGAATGACCAGGAATTACGTGATCGTTGCCGAAACCAATATAACCTGGTCGGTAATTATCACACCGATGCGGTTTATCGCGGCATGATTGCAAACGTTGTCGGCTTAAGTATTGAACGCATTTTCTTCTTGCATGATGCACCAAGAGGTGCAGGGACGGCCAATGCGTATTTGTTGTTAGACAGTGGGGTGACCAGTCTGCCGTTTATCGACAAAGTGAATGACTATATCAATGCGCAAGGTCATCACGGACACGGTGATGATATGCAGTGTTTCGCTATGCCAGAAACTCAGCACACATTGAAAATAACGCTGTTTGTGCAAAACCTAGAGAACTTCACCGCGGAAGCATTACAAAAGCTAAAGCACGACACCGGCAATTTAGTGCGGTGCGCATTTAGAGAAAACACCCAATACGCGGTTAAAAAGACCTGGCCCTATTCGCGTTTTTCGTTTTCAAACTTAGGTCGAGAGTTACACAAACACTTTAAGGTCATTGATTCTATTGAATTTAGCCTTACCGATATCGTGAGTACACTGAATGTACCACGCTTAACGTCACTGACGGTTGAGGTACGTAATGACCGAGTTTAACGAAAAACTCAAACGGCTAGAGCTGCCTTCGTGGATGAACAACGGTGAACCCGCCGCATTATTGCGCGCGACAAAGCGCTTTTGGCAATGGATTTACGATCGGATCACCTGGCCATTAACGCAATTAGATCCGGAAACCTGCACCGAGCCATTATTAAACTTGCTGGCTTATCAACGCGATATCCATCGATTTAACGGTGAACCGTTGAATTTATACCGAAAGCGGGTGAAGTATGCGTTTATTAATGCCAGGGATGCGGGAAGCGTGGCAGGGTTTATTGCTATATTTCAGCGCCTTGGCGTCGGTTATGTCGAAATAAACGAGCGTCAGCCCGATATTGATTGGGATGTGATTATCTTACGGGTCAGTGATGTGCAAATCGCCAATCATCCCGATTTGCTGTTAAACATCATTCGCCAATATGGGCGGACTTGTCGCCGCTATCGGTTTGAAGTGATGGCTGCGCATAAATTGAGGATGCCAGTCAGCTTTGTTGAAGCGGATTATGTGTGTTATCACGCGCCATTACCTCATCATTCAGCGTCAAGTCAAACCGTTGGCGCCTCATTAATGTAAAGGAACACCTTCATGGCCTCAGTCATTACGACGGCGTTTGAACATTGGAAAGCGGAAGAAGCGGCAAGTGGAAAACCGGTCTTGCTTGATGAATTTGTGTTTGCAAACATCCCAAACCTCGATCCCAATAACCCCATTGATCGAAACGAAACGTTACCGCCTATCCATCAGATTGTGCACCGTCAGGTCGTCAATAAAGCGGGTTTAGCGAGTGAAAATGCGGTCGCTTATAGCGTCACATTAGGGGCTGAGATCGGTGATTTTGATTTTAACTGGATTGGGTTACTGAATAAAACGTCTGGCACCGTCGCCATGATCACCCATGCGCCGCCACAGAAAAAATTAAAAACCCAAAACGGCCAGCAGGGCAATGTCTTGATCCGCTCGTTTTTGTTGGAATTCAAGGGCGCAGCCGAAGAAACCCAAATCAAAACACGGGCGGAGACATGGCAAATTGACTTTACCGCCCGTTTAGCGGGTATTGATGAAATGCAGCGTTTAATTAACATCGATAGCTACGGTGAAGCCGCTTTCTTTGATGAAGGCTTTGAAGTCATCCGAAACAGTGAACAATTTATCGTTAAAGAAGGTCTTGGCTATGTAGGTGGTTTACGGGGACAACTGGAAAAAAAATCGGTTTTAAATGAATTACGAAACACAAAAATTTATGCCGACTTTAGCTATCAAGGCAATATTGTCAGCCAGTGGCGTACCGTCATTAACATTACCGCTGCCCCCACCCTGAATAATTATGTGGATAATAGCGGCTTTGCCCATCATGTGTTTGCGATAGCCAGTATTGATGCCAACGGAAACGTGAAAGATTTACGGCCCAAAGGGGCACTGAGTCATCAATCGATGATAGCGTTTGAAACGCAATTCAAATTGGATTTAACCAAAAAGGTCGATAAGGTGAACATTTCAGGTGTCAAGGGCAATAATAATGACAAAGTGCCCAGCTTGAATTTATTCACAACAGAAGTGGACAAACTGCAATCTAAAGGCGACTACGCCACCAAAACAGAACTGCTACAAGGTCTTAATACCAAACTTAACAGTGCCGTTATTAAACAAGCGACGGGTCACTCAACAACCGATGTCATCAGCCAAAAAGTTTGTGACGAGCTCTTTGCCAAGAAAAATTCTTGGGAAAAATTCACCGCAGGTCAAATAGATATAAGGAGTAACGGTAATTATACCAGCTTGACCCTTATCAAAGGCGATGGTCAGAAACTTGGCTTTGAAACTGCCCCGGGCGATGCCTATTTCGTGTATAGAGATGCTAAAAACAACAATAAAGCTGTTGTCACTATTCCATCAAAGAAAGATGGAACTCTAGCATTAACTTCTGATGTTGAAGCAATCAACAATTATCCGGTCGGCGCGCCCATTCCCTGGCCACAAGCGACGCCCCCTAACGGTTATTTTGTCTGTGATGGCAATTACTTCGATAAAGCCAAGTATCCCCAATTAGCGTTAGCTTATCCTTCGGGGAAATTGCCCCTTTTGTACGGTGAATTTATTCGCGGGCTGGATTTAGGCAGAAAAGTTGACCCAGGCAGAACAGTATTAAGTAATCAAGGTGATGCTATTCGAAATATCACCGGACGCATTGGGTATGCCAGACACGGTGGGACAGAACCGCCAGTAGTTAATGGTGAAGGGGTATTTCGAAGAGACAGCAACCATAATGTGAACATTGCCAATGGACGCGGTGACGATTGGGGCAGCGTCATGTCTTTTAATGCTTCGCGGGTCGTTCCTACCGCAAACGAAAACCGACCGCGAAATGTCGCATTTTTATATATCGTAAGGGCTGCATAATGAAATACAGTGTAGACATAAAAACCACCGAAATTGGTGAAAACGGTTTTGCGAAAAACCGAGGCTGGATAAAAACGTTTATTTGCATGAAGGACGCACCCCATGAATATATCGGTGCGACAATGGAATTTTTGCATGATGGTCTCAGCGTGGGAGAATGTTCTTATACGGATGCGCCAGAAATACCGAATAGTGACGAAATCGCCATTATTCGGAGTCTTGATGGCAAACAGTGGCTATATGTTCCTGACCACCGAGGCAAAACGGTATTTGATACCACCACTCAATATGCCTATACCGTTGATTATCTCGGCGAAATAAAAACCGGCTTCACCTTGTTAGTGCCTAAGACGCAGTTTGATAAATGGGATGGCAAAAAATGGGTCACGGATAATCAGGCAGTGAAAGCCGCCCAAATCAATACAGCGAATGAGAAAAAGTTACAATTGATTAATGAAGCGGAACAAATCATCAATCCATTAGAGCGAAAAGTCAGGCTGGGGATGGGTAATGATATCGATGCGTCAACATTGCGCGAGTGGGAAATTTATAGTGTTAAACTCAATGATATCGACACCTCAATCGCACCGGATATTGATTGGCCAGAGAAACCGCAATGACAGAGCATCGTTGTTATTGGCGTAAACAAATCCTGAAAATGTCGCCGACCCTGTCGGAATTAACCTGCTCGATGGTGTCCGCTCACCCGTTTGTGTATGGATTAGGGCAAAAAACGGCAACAGGCAGTTATTTAAGCCCGCCCAATGCGATTCTACACCTGGCTAAGAAATTAAGGGGGGCTGAGGAAATCAACGTTGTTGTGATGATGGTCTGCGCTAAAACCCAAACTGAATTTATGGGGCTGTTGCAGGCGTTTTCGACCGTTTTCCCTTTGCCCGTTTTTTCACAGGTTGAACGCATGGCCAAAACCGCCCAATCACTGCAAATTACTAAAATGCAGTTACCGGCTTTACCTTTTGGCGGTTTACCAAAACCGCAAACATTATCAACATCCAGTAGCCGCGCCACAATAAACGCGCAATTGATAGCGCAGTCTAAAAATAACGCAGGGAGCACAAGCGGTATTGATACCATAAAATCGGCGTTGACCCGATTTAAAATCAACCGCGAAAGTGTTTTAAACGCGATTGATGGCAAAATCACCGAGCTACTTGGCCAATCGATGGTAATCTGGCGTTTTATCGGCACAGGGACGGGGGATTATTTAGCAGAACAACTGCAAAAAGACATCCCTGAACCGGATGCCATTTTTACATTAGCAACGCTATTCGCAGGGAGTGAACTGGCACCATTAAAGGAAATGCTACATGACCTCATCACACGACCCGAAACCGACAACCATTACTCTGGCGCTTGATGGCGAAGCCATCCCGTTAAAGAACATCAAAGTTAATCCGTCGGTACAATTTCAGGATAAAGACCAATCCGGTCAAACATCCAGTACGGCAGTGGCCGAGCAAGGTATCAAACCGAAAGAGCTGCGCGTTACGGGCGTGATTAACTTTACTGACCCGAAAGTGCTCACAAGGCTATTTGCTTTAGCGGAAGCCAAAGAAGAGGGTAAACTTAAACGCTACAGGGTGGCTAACCATACCGCCAAAGCGATTAATTTTCGTATCGCCACCTTTACCGGAAATATTGACGCATCGGAAATCGACGGGCAAATGGCCTGGCAAATCACCTTTACATTAAGAGAGCATTTATCGGTTTCTGAGAAAAAAGACGCTATCGCGGCAGGAAAAGTACAGGCCAAAAAGCAAACAGGCAACCCCAAAGCCCCTACCACCCCGTCAAAAGAAGAAAAAGATGAACTGAACTGGTTTGAACGAACGGTGTTAAAACCCATTGATGATTGGGGGAATCCATGAAACCGATTAGTCGTTGCTATTTATCGCATGATGAAGTGCACCTTGTTGATGCCAAAATCATGCTGGAGTTATCCGCTTGCGGACGGGGTTTTTTGACGGTAGAAACTAACACCGATTACACCGGTAAATTAGTACGATTTGACACCGGTTACACCAATTCGCTCTATCGCTATTTCATGGGCTATGTCGAACGCACTCAACCCACCGATAACGGTTTTCAAAAACTGTTCGTCCGTGAATTGGTGGGGCTATTTGATAAAATGTGGCCGTGTTCATTTCAGCACCCCACATTAAAAACAATTATCGATTATTTACAGGAAAATAGCGGACTGACGTTCATTCTACCCGAGGCAAAATATAGTCATACGCCAATCCCCCACTTCACACATAATGGGACTGGCTTTCAGTTACTCACTCATCTTGGGGCAGTGTTTAGCATTGATGATTATGTCTGGTATCAAATGCCCGACGGTAAAGTCTTTGTCGGCAGTTGGGCGGACTCCATGTTTAAAAATGACAATCATGAAGTCCCAGCGCCATTTTCAAAAAAACAGTCCGCAGGAAATAGCGCGACATTTCCATTAATCCCTGCTTTACGGGCTGGAACCGTGGTAAACGGTAAACGTGTTAACAAAATTCAGCTTGAAAATGAAGATATTACCCTGTACTGGACGACAATCAATCCGCTGACAGGTAAAGCAGAAGACAAAAGCCCAATACACAACCAGATTGATAAAGCGTACCCTGAATTATCAGCGGGTCTACATTTACCCCAATTCGCCCGAATTGAGTCACCGAGTGAATCCGTCAGCGCAGGGGATATATCCGACCCGTTCAGACCTAAATATGCGGTTGATGTGCAACTGCTCGATAGTGATGGTAACGGATCCGCCGCACCAACATACAAAGCCGTACCGTTACCTTTGCCCATGGCAGGTAGTGAAAGTGGTCTGTTCCAGTTCCCCCCCGAAGGAACCATAGTCGAAATTGCGTTTGAAGGGGGTAGGCCGGATAAGCCCTTTATTCGTCAAACCCTCAGCCAACATAATACCCTGCCGGATATACAACCTGGGGAGCAATTACAGCAGCAACGCCAAGAAGTTTTTCAGCGCGTGACGGTCGATGGTAGCTGGCATCGTGAAACAGACCAAAGCATTAATGAATGCTCTATGTTACGCACCATCAACGCGGATAAAGAACAGCGGACATTAGTTTCAAGGGAAACGACGGTACAAGCGACGGATACCTTGACCGTATTCGGTATGAGAAAACTATTAGCGGGTGCAATCCAACATTTGTCTGAGGGTGATTACGCAATAGCAACATCAAAAAACTATGTCGCCAGCATTGAAAAAGATATGACGGTTAATGTTGGACAAAACTCAACAATAGAAATTGGTCAAAAGCTCATAGAGAAAGTCGGACAGATTAAGCAAAGTATTGCCGGTGCACAACAACACATTATCGCGCCTGTGGTTTGGATAGGTAGTCAACAAATCAACGTTGCCCAATTGATGTTAGAGACATTAGCAGTCGTTAAAGAGCTTGCCGAGCTAACAGCCGCACACACTCATAACAACACGGGCGCACCCCTTAACGCATCATCAATCAAAAGCGCTGGCAGTAAGTCAGACAATTTAAAAGAGAAGTACTCGCCCGTTATTAGTCAGTAACGTTATCGTTCAGCTTTTGCCCACCCAGTGTGGGCTTTTTTATACTATCACCGATCATGCAAAACTGATCCACTCTACCAATTTAAGCGACACCACCCTCATAAAATGCCATAAAGGGAATGATGCATATTACCATGCATGGAGATCACCGAATAACATCCATCGAGATCAGTTAATAACATCGATGGAGATCAATTTTACTCCAGCAATATGGGTCACATTTACTTTGGTACTGACACCCCACGAAATAAAAGTTACTACCACGTAAAATCCGCTACACCGCACCCGCCTGCACAATTTGGATCTAAAAATTATTTCAGTTTTTAAGTGGGACAAAACCTATCGCCTGAACCCACCACGCCTAGAGTCTTTGATAAAACTTCAAACTGAAATGTGTGAAAAGATTTTCAGTAAATTACAGTTTTTAGATTACGAGTTGGATCGCATTAGAAAATCAATGCACTGAAATATAAAGAAAATTTCTATTTTACGTGGGTTTGATTGGATCGCAGAATTAGCTGTATAATTTTACAAAACCAGTAGTCAAGCTGATTGAGATAAAATAAAAAACTGAAATGAATTACAAAAATATTTGGAAAAATTAGAGTGACATATTTTTAAAAAAATATAATTAACTGTGACATGTCACTAAATAATTAGCGGTCAGTAAAAAACTCAGGGGACAAAAAGGGGGCAATGGCATCTAGAAACAAAAAAGCCACTTGCTAAAAAATGGCTTAATGTATTGATTTAACAGGTAAAATTTGGTGGCCCCTGCTGGATTTGAACCAGCGACCAAGCGATTATGAGTCGCCTGCTCTAACCACTGAGCCAAGGGGCCTAAGTGGGATGCATTATACGAGCTGTTTTTGCGCCGGTCTAGTCTTTATAAATCATATGCTTGTTTTATAAACAAAATCAACCAATTTAATGGTTTTCCGTGAGTAATTTGTTAATTAATTATTTCAGTTTAAATCGAAGGATAATAACTGAACAATAATAATTTATTGATAAATTTATATTCAAAAGTTAACAGCAAGTTATGAATAAAATATAAACTAACATATTATAATATTAGGAAATCTACAAAAACCTACTTATGAAATTTAACTATGGATAATAGATTATTATAATTAATATTAGATAATATCAAGAAAACAAACATGAATAATATAAAATTTCCGCTTCTTACTTTGATAACAAATAACCATCTTAATAAAGAACATAACTTAATTTATTTAACTAAATTAATATAAATTATTTTTTAAAATCATCATGTTGAATTTAAAGAAAACATTAGAAAAATTATATAGTATAAATTCAATATATCTGGTTATATATCAATACTAATAACATATTCAGTAATATTAAATATATTTATTGTGTTAACACTGTTAATCAAAATACGCCAATCGCGTTTATTTTAAATTCGACACTATTAGGGAAATAGAAAAT